TTTTTTTTTATAAAATATTTATATTATATTTGCAGAAATCAAAAACAAAAAGAATGGAAAAACAAAAACCTGGTAGAAAAAAAATACCTGATGACCAAAAAGTAAAAATGGTTAGTGCTTATATAAATGATAAGCAAAAAAAAGCCATATTAAAAAAATATGGTAGTTTAACTGCTGCAATAAAAGAGGTAATAATTCCTAAATTATAAATCAAAAACCCACAACATGAATCAATTACAGTTAAAAAAAGCGACAAGAAAAAAAGTAAAACTAAGATTAAATCTATCTGCCCCTTCAGGCGCCGGTAAAACTTATGGCGCTCTACTATTAGCAAAAGGTCTAGTAGGATCATGGGATAAAATTGCAGTTATAGATACAGAAAACGGATCGGCATCATTATATGAGCATTTAGGTAATTTTAATGTTATAGATTTAGTTCCTCCATTTTCGCCTGAAAGATACATAGAAGCGATAGACGCTTGTGTTTCAGGAGGAATGGAAGTAATAATCATTGATTCGTCATCACATGAATGGTCAGGTCCTGGCGGTTGTCTTGAAATTAATGAAAAACTTGCTCAAGCCAAATACCGCAGAAATACTTGGTCAGCGTGGAATGAGACTACACCAAGACATGACGCTTTTGTTCAAAAAGTTTTGCATTGTGATGCACATGTAATTACATGTACAAGATCAAAAATGGAAACTATTATGGGTGAAGATAAAAAAATAAAGAAAGTTGGAATGAAAGATATTCAAAGAGACGGTTGGGAATATGAATTAACCGTATCTTTGAGTATTGATAGAGATACTCACATGACTGTTGCGTCAAAAGATAGAACAGAATTATTCGAAGGAAAAGAACCGTTTTTAATTTCTGAAGAAACTGGAACACTTATAAAAGAATGGTGCGACAAAGGAGTTGTACCAGAAAAACCTAAAGAAATAGATTATTTTTCTTTACTTGATGATTGTAAAACAAAAGATGAATTATCTAATGTTTGGAAATCATTACCTTCACATATTAGATCTCTTCAAGAAATAATTGATTTCACAAAAATAAAAGCATCTAGTTTAGAACAAAAATTTGAAACATATCAAAAGGTTGAACTATGAATTTAAAACAGGTTAATATAATAGATAAACCATTATCTAAAACTGATATATCTGACATTGTTGATCATATATCTGATTTAGTAAATAATGGAGTTTACAATAGTATACATGTTGCAATTATCATGAACAGTATTGAATATTTAACTAAATCAGTTAAAGAAAAAATTCAAAATGACGTCATAAACGAATTGTATAAATATCCTAAAAATAAAGCTGAAATACATGGTGCTACAGTTTCTACAATGGATTCAGTAAAATACGACTATTCTAATTTACCGGGTTGGCAAGAATTAGAAGATCAAATAGTGGTATTGAGAGAAAAACAAAAAGAAATAGAGGAGCATGAAAAAAAATATCATAGAGGAGATCTTCCAATAAAATCAGCAACATCCACATTTAAAGTTCAACTAGCAAAATAACAAAACCGCCGGTTGACGGGTAAAATCAACCAACAATTATCATGGCAACAAATATAGCTGTAAAACTAGATGTTACAAAAATCGACAAATTGAAACTTTACAAAGGTGAAAAAGGCACCTATTTAGACGCCGTTATTATTATGAAAGACGAACCAGATCAATATAATAATATTGGCATGATAGTTCAAAGCGTTACTAAAGAAGAAAGAGATCAAGGGATTAGAGGTGCAATACTTGGAAATGTTAGATATATTCAAAAACAAGTTCAAGAACAACCTAAAGCTGATTTTGATGATCTTCCATTTTAAAAAAAAATATCATGAATATTTTAGAAAGAGCAACTAAAATAGTATATGATCGCGCTGAAGAAAAAGAAAGACAATATGGCCCATTCATTGACGGCATGAAAAGAGCAGCAAGTATTTATTCTGGAATGACAGGAAAAGACGCGTCAGCAGATGATATGTATAAAGCTTTAATAGCTTTAAAATTATCTAGACAATCTTATAGTCATAAAGAAGATAATATTTTAGATGCGATCGCATATTTGGCCTCTTTAAATGATTTTTTAAATCAAAACAAAGAAAATGAAAAAATATAACACAACGGATTTAGATCCAGTATCTACATTTGAAAGACACGTATTTCATAGAGATCAATTCGCGCATTATTTAAGATGGACCCACATTTTAAAAGAAGCTACAATAGGTGAAACTATAGTAGACTTTGGATGTGGCAAAGGCAATTTGCTAGAAGTTTTTTATAGAAATAAATTCAAGTGTAAAAAATTTATTGGAATAGATATTAGAAAGCAAACAATTGATCAAGCGAAAGAAAAATTTAAACCAGTAGAATGGGCCGAATTTATTGCTGATGATCTTATCTTTCCTAAAGAAGATTATACTAAATTTCAAGCAGATAAAGTTTGCACGTTTGAAGTTGCCGAGCATGTTGGCAAACAAAACATTGATCAATTTTTGATAAATTTCAAATCATGCGGGAATTCAAATGCAACTTACTACTTATCAACGCCAAACTTCGATGAGAAAGTAGGTGCCGCCGGAAATCACACGTATGATTCTGGAGATGGTAGAGGTATTGCTATTCAAGAATTTGGTCATCAAGAACTTCAAGATCACATTGAAAAGTACTTTGTAATACAAAGAAAGTTTGGAACATTTGCATCCATAAGAGATTACAAACCTCTAATGAATGAATGGCAAATGAAAATGTTTGAAACATTAAAAGAATATTACGACAGCAATTTGCTTAGTAACTTGATGGCGCCTATGTTCCCTGAACATTCTAGAAACACGCTTTGGGTTTTAAAACAAAAATAAAATAATAAAAATGGAAAACTTAAATTTTGAGCAAGGTCAAACAGTTACATTTAAGAATAAAAAGAAAGAAATATTAGTTGGCACTTTTGTCAAAGAATATTTATATAAAAAAACAAATCAAGTTTTTTATATTTTAAATGTTTCTGGTAAAAAAAGATTGGTAACAAAAAATCAAATTTGCAATGAGACTATTTAATGAATTTGAACCAATAAGAGAATGGGCAAAACAAAGAGGTATTTATGAAAAAGGTGATCCTAAAACACAGACTTTGAAACTACAAGAAGAAGTTGGCGAATTAGCAAAAGCTATTTTATCAAATGATAAATACGAAATAAGTGACGCCATTGGAGATTGCGTTGTAGTATTAACAAATTTGGCTGAATTATCTGGTTTAAGAATTGAAACTTGCGTGAATTCAGCTTACAATGTTATATCTAAAAGAAAAGGATCAATGATCAATGGAACATTCGTTAAAGATTAAGTTCTATTTATCTATCGCAAAAGAAGTTAGTAAAGCTTCTTATTGTAAGAGATCAAAAGTGGGTGCTATTATAGTAAAAGATGATAATATCATTTCGTTTGGTTATAATGGCACCCCTTCTGGTTTCGACAATGTTTGTGAAATAGACGACGTCACAATAAAAGAAGTATTACATGCAGAATCTAATGCTATAACAAAATGCGCAAAATCTTTTTATAGTTCAAATGACGCGATCATGTTTTGTACTCTTTCACCATGCTTTGACTGCGCTAAACTTATTGTACAATCAGGAATAAAGCAAGTCTATTTTATAGATAAATATCGAGATGAATCAGGATTAGAACTTTTAAAAAAATTAAATGTATACACAGAGCAAATTCAAATCAGCGACTGAAGCTTTTGAATATTATTATTTTTTAATAAATCATCTTGGATTAAAAAGCAATAATACAAAAATGATTTATAATACTGGTTTTTTAATAGAAAATCCAATGGATAATGATATTAAAACGCCATGGAGAAAATTTAATAAATCATATGCGGAATATGAATTCAATTGGTATTTATCACAAAACAGATCAGTTAGAGACATAAAAAAGATTGCTAAAATATGGGACACAATGCATTCAGGTGATGACATAGTAAATAGTAATTATGGTTGGCAATGGAACAGAAATAATCAATTGGATTATGTCATAAATGAATTAAAAAGAGATCCAACATCTAGAAGAGCTGTATTGACTATTTATGATGGTAAAGAACATGATCAATATAAATTTGATACCCCATGCACTCTTTCTATTGTTTTTTGTATAAATGATAATAAATTATGCATGACTGTAACAATGAGAAGCAATGATTTAGTATTTGGATTTTGCAATGATCAATATTGTTTTTCAAAATTGCAAAATATAGTAGCTAATGAATTAAAAAAAGAAATTGGATGGTATTATCATTTTGCTCAAAACCTACATATTTATGAAAAACATTTCAAATTACACGAAAGAGAAATATAAAAAAGCGCATGAAGAATGGTTTAAAATTCAATATCCAAATGCTTATAAAGATGGATTTTATTTAGAACCTAAATTTCCAAAAATAAATACCTCAAATGGATTAACTACTTTTATATGCAATTTCTTATCTTGGAAAGGTCATAGAGCGACTAGAATAAATGTATCAGGAAGACTTGTTGATACTATGGAAAAACAACCATCAGGGGTAAAAATTGGTGTAAAAAAATGGATTCCATCTAGTACTAGAAAAGGAACAGCTGATATATCTGCGACAATCAAAGGTAGATCTGTAATGATTGAAATAAAAGTAGGATCAGATAAGCCTAGAGAACATCAATTGCTAGAACAAATTAAAGAAAGAAAAGCTGGCGGCATTTATGAATTTATAAAAACGCCAGAAGAATTTTTTGATTTATACGATAGTATTTAATTTTACAAAGTCTGTAGCATAGACTATTAAATTTTTGGCCTCATTAGTTAGACTTGGATGCTACCCTTGTCAAAAACTTTTGAGGCCATTTCATTTTACCATGAAAGAATCATTTTATTTTTCTCATGATAGTAACGCCAGGAATGATGTAAAAATATTAAAACTAAGAAGAAATCTTGGTTTAGAAGGTTATGGAATATATTGGTGCATCATTGAGATATTAAGAGAATCACAAGATCATAAATTACCTAAAACTTGCATTGAAGATATATCTTATTCTTTAAATATAAGTACTGAAAAAGTGGAATCTGTGATCAATGATTATGATTTATTTGTTGTTGATAATGAAGTTTTTTATTCTGAAAGATTGATAAGAAGTATGGAACAGTATAAAGCTTTAAAAGAAAAAAAATCTCAATCTGGAAAAGAGGGAATGAAAAAAAGATGGTCTAAACCAAATCAACAAAATAAAATGATATTATGATAAGTCATGAATCAATAACTAAATTAAAGGAAATAGCTAAACTTACTGAAGTAGTACATGATTATATTAAATTAAAAAAATCAGGTTCTGAGTTTATTGCGTGTTGTCCTTTTCATAATGAAAAAACGCCTTCATTTAAAATTAGAAGATCAAATGATTTCTATAAATGTTTTGGATGTGGCAAGTCTGGAGATGTATTTTCATTTATTATAGAAATAGAGAATTGCAGTTTTCATGAAGCTGTAAAAAAAGTTGCAAATAAATACAATTTTGAACTTGATATAATAAGTAAAGATTATGTAAAACCAATCCATAGGATTGAAAAAATAAATCCCGCTTATATTAACTGGTTTGAAAAAAGAGGTATTTCAAATAATACTTTATTAAGATTTCAAATAACACAAGGAACAGAATGGATGCCAAAATCAAAAATGGAAGTTCCTGTAGTTTGTTTTAATTATTTTAAAAAAAATGAATTAGTAAATATAAAATTTAGAGGACCTGGTAAAGATTTTAAACTAGCAAAAGACGCTGAATTAATATTTTATAATATTGATGCCATAGAAGATAAAGAAGAAGTTGTAATAGTTGAAGGCGAAATAGATTGTCTAAGTATGTACGAGGCTGGTATTTACAATTGTATATCTGTCCCTAATGGAACAAGTCCAAAAGGGAATATGCAATTAAAATATTTGGACAACTGTTATGAGTATTTTGTAAATAAAAAGAAAATAGTTATTGCTACAGATAATGACAATGTCGGCAAATTATTGAAAGAGGAATTGTCTAGGAGATTAGGTAAGGAGATTTGCTATCAAATAGAGTACCCGATCGATTGTAAAGATTCAAATGATATATTAAATAAGTACGGAAAAGAAACTTTACGTAATCTAGTAGAAAACGCAAAACAGTTTCCGATAGAAGGTATTGTATCAAACGATGAGATAGAACAAGAGATATGGGATTACTATAAAAATGGTTATCCTAAAGGAATAGAAATAGGAATCCCAGGTTTAGATGATCATGTCAGGTTAATGGAAGGTCAAATAACAATAGTTACCGGTATTCCTGGATCTGGTAAAAGTGAGTTCACTGATTATATTATGTCTAAAACTTCTATAAATCATGATTGGAAATGGGCAATATGTTCATTTGAAAATACTCCACCAGTATTTCATGCCACTAAAATAATCGAGAAGTTATCTGGGCGCGCATTTGATTACAGAATTGATCCACTTAATAGAGTATCAGAATTTGAACTAGACATCACCATTGGTCACCTAAAGGAGAATTTTAATTTTATAAATACTACTGACACTGATATAACAATAGATGGTATATTATCTAAAACAACCGAACTTGTACTAAGGAAAGGAATAAAAGGATTGCTTATAGATCCTTGGAATTATATAGAACATAATATACCAAATGGATTCAGTGAGACGCAGTACGTAAGTGAATGTCTAACTAAAATAAAAAAAACAGCCCTTAAATTAGGCATTCATATTATCATAATTGCACATCCAACTAAATTGCAAAAAGATAAAACAACAGGTAAATATGAAGTACCTACATTATATTCAATATCAGGATCAGCACATTTTTTTAATAAAACAGACAATGGAATAACTGTTTACAGGGATTTTTCAAATAATCTGGTAACAATATACATTCAAAAGGTAAGATATTCTTGGCTTGGAAAAATCGGTTTTATAAACTTTAATTATAATACTTATACTAGGCAATATGAATACACTTTATAACACTGTTATAACACTGTTATAACAAATGTTTTTTTCTGTTATAACAAAATGATTTTTTAATAAAAAATAACAAAAACATAAATATTAAAATAAACGCAAATATGCAAAATATTATAAATCAATTAATTAATAACACTGTTATAACACTGTTATAACACATGGTGTGCATGTGTTATAACTATAAATAAAATATATACACGCGTTGTTCGCTAAGGCGAACACGCGTATGAAAAAATGATTAATTTTAATTGTGGAAACAAAAGAAATATTAGAGAAAATTTATAGATCAGATGAATTAAAAGAATGTGTTTCTAAAATAAGACCAGTAACTATTCAGCAAGATGTGCTTCAATGTACATTCACTGAGTTGCTGCTAAAAGATAAAGAAATTATTCTTGATCTTTATGCCAGAAACAAACTGATGGCCTATATAGCAAAAATGATATACAATATGGTAAGATGGGAAAGAGGATCTTTTAGATCATCAGAGACAAAAGAAATACTATTACAAGAACTTCCTGAAATAATTGATGAACAAAAAAATGAAATAATTGTTGTACCTTTACAAAAGATTCACTGGTATGAAGCTAAAATACTAGAATTGTATGCAGAACTTGGTACCTATAGAAAAGTGGCTGAAGTAACAGGAATCCCGCATATTTCAATTTATCACACAGTACAAAAAGCTAGAAAAAACATTAAAAAACATATAGACTTATGACAAATTTGCAATACCTCTATGACAGAGTACAATTAGGAATTGATGTACATCCATCAGATGCAGAATTAGATCAATTGGTTTTATTGGCTAATGAAATTAATTCAGAATTACAATGGACAGTAAAAGGATGTCAATCATGCGTAAATGAATTAGTTAAATTTGTTTTTGAAAATCAAAAAGTAAAAACAAAAAAATAAAATGCCTACAAAAAAAGGTTTAAAAAAATATATTGAATCACCATCAGTGCTTTGGGAACTATTTGAGGCATATTGTAAAGATGCTAAAAGTAAACCATTTGTAGTAGTTGATTGGGTAGGAGGAATGGGTACTCAAGTAGAAAGAAAAAAAGAACGACCATTAACAATGGAAGGTTTTGAAATTTTCTGTTGGGATAAAATAAGTCAACTTAAAGACTATTTTTCAAACAGAGATGGACGATATGAGGAATATGTACCTATCTGTTCACGCATAAAGCAATGTATAAGAGAGGATCAAATATCTGGTGGAATGACTGGTATTTATAATCCTTCAATTACGCAACGTTTGAACAACTTGGTTGAGAAAACGCAAACAGATTTGAAAGTCGAACAACCTTTGTTCCCAGAAAAATAATTGAATGGCATTCATTCGAACAACGGCGATCAATAAGATTTTGAAAATGCGCCGTTTCGTCCGTGGTATCCAAGGCGGAACATCGGCCGGCAAAACTTATGCGATTATCCCGATATTGATCGACATCGCCGCGAAAAATCCATTCAGCGAAATATCCATCGTCGCCGAATCAATACCACATTTGAAACGCGGCGCAATGAAGGATTTTAAAAAAATAATGTTCGAAACGGGACGTTGGTTCGATGATCGTTGGAACGCAACCGATTTCAAATATACATTTGCGAACGGATCACAAATCGAATTTTTCAGCGCGGACAATGACGCAAAGTTAAGGGGTGCTCGTCGCGATTGGTTGTATATGAATGAGTGCAACAACATGTCGTTTCATTCTTATACCGAATTGGCATCCCGGACCAAAAAAGGCGTTTTCCTGGATTGGAACCCGACTAACCCGTTTTGGTTTCATGACGAATTGATCAACGACGAGGACGTCGATTTCATTATCATCAATTACCAGGACAATGAAGCATGTCCGGAATCGGCGTTAAACTTTATTTTGAAGGCAAAGGAAAAGGCCGACGCTGGGTCCGCATTTTGGGGAAATTGGTTTCGGGTTTATGGGTTGGGTGAAATCGGTTCCTTGGACGGCGTCGTTTTCCAAAATTGGCAGCAATGTGAAAAGATACCGACCGAAGCAGAGTTCATCGCGTACGGCCTGGATTGGGGATTTACGAATGATCCAACGGCGTTGGTCGAGGTTTACAGGTTCAATGGCATGATCTACATTAACGAACTATTGTATCAAACCAAATTAACGAATTCCGAAATTGTGAACTACCTTAAACAATTCGGGATTAATTCAACCCGGTGCATTGTTGCGGATTCGGCGGAACCGAAATCCATTGCCGAATTGATGAACGCCGGGTTTTATGTCGAGGCCGCCCGAAAGGGTCCGGATTCGATCAAAGCATCAATTGACCGTTTGCAAGGTTACGAATTGCGCGTCACCAAAAATTCCCTTAATTTTATCAAAGAATTGAGGCAATACCGGTGGGCGAAGGATCGAGAGGGAAAAACATTGAATGCGCCCGAAGATGTATTAAATCACGCCATTGACGCCGTCCGGTACGTCGGATTGAATAAGTTGTCGCAATTCGAGGCGATCGGGGAATATTCATTCGCAGATGACGATTACTGATTTTTGTTTAGTTTGTTAGGATTTGACATAAACCCTGGTATTTCAATACTAGGGTTTTTTATAGAAACAAAATAAAATAAACGACCATATACGATATATGACATTGGCAGAATATCAACGGACCGCGGCATTGTATAACGATGAAAACGACGACATCGCGCAAATCGCGTGGATCATTATGGACATGTTCAACATGTCATATGACGAGGTCAATACAATGGACAAACGAACATTTTTAAGATATTCCAAAAAGATCGCGAACAAATTTCACAATATTGATAAAAAACCTTTTTGGTCATGGTTCCGGTTCGAAATCGACGCGACCAAAATAACATTGGGCCAATTCATCGAATGCCAACATTTTATGAAAGAGGGCGAAATTGACGCCATGCATTTGGTCGGCGCGTCGATATGGAAAGACAAACGCGATCACAAAACGAAATCCGAAATATTGTTAAATACAAATATCCGCCATGTTTTACAAGACGTTTCAAAGTTTTACGTTTCATTTGCTGAACTTATTAATTCATACAAAGGTTTATTTGAAAAGGATGAAATCGAAGATGAATCCGACGAACCAATGAAAGCGGACAAGCCGCACCCATTCATTGATCAATATGGATGGATTTTTTCAGCGAAACAAGTTGCGGAACATGAGGGATTGACATTGGACCAGGCATTTGATTTGCCCGTTATCCAGGCGTTCAATGATCTTTCGTATTTAAAAGCCTATCAATCATATCAAAAGCATATTAACAAATAAATGGCATCGTTTAACAAAGTTCAACATGAAGCATTGGCCGACGGGTTTATCGACCTATTGGGCGAAGATGCGTCGAATTTTGAACCGGTTAAACTTTCCGATGTAAGCAATACAATCATTCAATTGGCGGCGAATTACGTCGACCTTGTCACCCAAAAGATCGAGGAAAAAGACGTCGTATCATCCGGCAAATTGATGGATTTGATCAAACCGACGAACGTCGAGTTTGACGGGCAAACCTATTCGGTCGGAATCGTTGCGCCATATTATGCAAGTTACCAGGACGAGGGCGTGAATGGATGGGCAATTAATCGCGGATCGAGGTTTTCATTTAAGACAAGGGGCGTTGATCCCAACGGCGAAATGGTCAAATCGATAAAAGCATGGATGGCGCGCGAAGGCAAATCGGCCCGAAATGTCAAAACGCCGATTTCAAATCGAGAGGCAAAACAAAAGAAAGTAAGCGACGCCACAACGAAAGCCGCGGTTTCAGCATCTTATTTCATTAAAAGATTTGGATTAAAACCGAAATATTTTTGGAAAGAGGCAACAAATGAATTTTTGGTTTACATGGAAAACGAATTAGGCGTCGCCATAAAAATTGATGTAATTAATAATTTAACGCAATGACATTCGAAACAACACCGCCAACATATTCAAGCGTAAACGATCCATTGGTTTACGTTGTCTATGATGCACACGCAACGAATCCGACAACATATCCAAACTATAAATATGTCGTTGAACTTGAAATTAATTCCGTCCAGGTATTCACCGGGAAATATTTTCCGCATCCAACGACAAGCCGCGGAATCATTGATTTGGGTTCCGTGATCCGTGAATATTGCGTTCAATCATTGAACGTGAATGTCGGCGGTGCCATGTTGGCCGATGAAATGGGCGAAGGCGAATGGCGCGTTTCATGCGTCGTAAAAATACGCGAGGAATACGGAACAACATTGTCGGCCGTTTTACTTACCGATTCATCCCGTGTTTATTTCAATTACTACAATGGACGATATCCCGGTTTTGAATCATTGTCCAATTACGACGACGACGTCGCATCGGATCGACCGGTCACAATCGAATTGCCGTTCACATGTGGCAATTATTTCATTCCGTATTATTCCGAATTATCTTCGTCGTTCAATGTCGTTGTAACCGGCGGAACCGCAACCAGGACGAAAACGATCACGCCAACGGCGACGAATACGATTCAAATCATCAACATTGCACCGGGCGCGATCAACAACGAATATACGGGCAATTTCACAACATCAACGACAACCTATTCAGTGGCAGTAGGTACGAAAACCTATGTCGTCAATATCATATGCGAAGGCCTTTACAAAAACTATTTTGTTCATTTCCTTAACAAATGGGGCGGTTATGAAACGATGTTGTTCAATAAGGTTTCCCGGAAATCGTTTGACATCGAACGCAAGTCCTGGAAACAATTGCCGTATCGGGTCAGCGCGTCCGGAGTGGTATCGGTTTTGAATCAAAACACCATGTATAAACAAGGTACGCAATTCGCCGGACGATTCCGGGAAAAATTGCGTTTGAATACGAATTGGCTATCGGACGCGGAATATCAATGGCTCGCACAATTGGTGACATCGCCCGAAGTATTCGTCGAAGATACCGGCAAATTGTACCCGGTGACAATCACGGACAACAATTACCAATTTAAAGAACATATTGTCGACGGGTTGATCAATTTGATGATTGAAGTTGATTTCGGGGCAACCTATAAAACGCAATTCACATGATCGAATTATTTGTCGAGAAACAACGGATTGACATAAACGAATCGTTCAGCACCTTGTTGACGATGGCGATCGACGATATCAAAGATTTCGGCGCGAAAAATACGACGTTTTCGAAAACGATCATTTTGCCAGGGACAAAAAACAATAACAAGATTTTCGGCAATATCTTTGAAGTCAATGTCCGGAACAATTACGATCCGGCATCGGACAACGTCGGAAACAATTTCAACCCGGCCGTTGCCGCCGATGCTATCATCTTTGCCGACAACATGCAAGTTTTCAAAGGCATTTTCCGGGTCCTGGAAATCATCGTTGAAGATGGATTCATTGAATATGAATGCGCCGTGTTCGGAGAATTGGGCGGATTCGTTTCTGCCCTGGCAAATAAGAAAATCGAGGATTTGGATTTCAGCGCATATAATACGGCCTGGAATTACACAAACATTACGAATTCATGGAATACGATTGCCGGGTCCGGCGTTTATTTCCCGTTGATCGATTACGGCGCGGCATCAAATACAAAAGTAGATTTCAATTTCGATACATTCCGCCCGGCCCTATATGTTAAGGAAATTTTGAATAAAATTATCGCCGGGTCAGGTTACACATGGGATTTCCCTTTATTGTCGACGGCGTTGTTCGATCGGCTGATCATCCCGAACAATCAAAAGGATTTGACGAATTTGTCACAATTATTGTTCGAAGCCAATTTCAGTACCGGTACTTACTCAAACCCGACATATATTCCGATGACGATCGTCACGGCCGGATCGTTCACCGGAACAAACCCGATTACATACACACCGGCCGCGAATCAAACGATCAACATAACATGCCGGCCGATCGGACAAATTAATTCATTGACGGCGACACCCGGAACGATTACGTTTTATGTAAAGAAAAACGGCGCGGTATTGTCGCAACAATCCCGATACGTTCCGGCGGTTCCGTACTATATCAATATGAACCTGGACGTTTCCGGCGTTTCATTGGCGCAAAATGATGTCCTATCGGTTGAAGTTAGTTCGAACATAACATCATATCAATCATTCGGTGGGGATTTCAAAGTCGAATCATCCGTCGCGACCGATGTTCCGGTCGCATATGGGGACACGATACAAATAAACAATTGCATCCCGAAGGGAATATTTCAACGTGATTTCATTTCGGACATTGTTAAAATGTTCAACCTTTACGTTTTTGAAGATTATGAAACGGACAAAAAATTAAAGTTGTTGCCGTTCGTAACTTTTTACGAGGACGCAACGTCCGTCGATTGGTCGTTGAAAGTGGATCGATCAAAGCCGATGCGGATCAAACCCATGTCGGAATTGAATTCACGATACTATCATTTTAAGTTAAAATCCGACAACGATTTTTTCAATGAGAATTACCGGAAAAAATACAATGAAGGATATGGCGATTTTATTTATGACACCGAATTCGATTTCGCAAAGGAAACGAAAACAATCGAAGTCATGTTCGCCGGGTCCGTGTTGACGAATTACACCGGTAAGGATAAATTGTTTCCGTCCATTTTTAAATTGTCCAATTCGAACAAATCCGAAGATCGCATGGATTCGGTTGTCCGGATCATGCAAGCCAAAAAGATCAACGGCGTGACATCCTGGAAAATCAAAAACGGAAATACCAATTTGGTGACGTTGACATCATACGGATTCGCCGGACACATTGACGATCCGACGACACCGACATTCGATTTGAATTTTTCCGTTCCGAAGGAAATCAATTTCAGCGTTGCCGCCTATCCGTCGGCCAATATGTTCAATTCGTATTGGTCCGCATATTTGGCGGAAATCACGGACAAAGATTCCCGGTTGTTAACATGTACCATGAAATTGGCGTTCAAAGATATTTACAAACTTGATTTTTCAAAATTGATTTGGATCGATGGGGCGTTGTATCGTTTGAACAAAATTTCGGATTTCAACGCAACGAATGAAGATGTTTGTTCCGTTGAACTTTTAAAAGTAATTAATCGAATTTATTAAGATATGGCAGACATAAACATAAAAGCCAAAATCGACGTTGACACGGGCGATTCGGCCGCGAAGATAGGCAAGACGCAAGACGCCATGAAAGGCGCGTCGAATCAAACGAAAGAGGTTGGCGGATCGTTCGGAAAGTTGAAGGGTGAATTGGGCGCATTATCCCCGGCATTAGGCCAGGCGTCGCAAGGCGTTGGAACATTGACGCAAGCGTTCAACATCTTGAAAGCGAATCCGATCATTGGCGTTTTCGCATTGTTGGCCGGCCTTGTCGTTGCCTTATTCCAAAAGTTCAAACAAATGGAAGGCGTTTCCGATGCGTTGGGTAAGGCATTCGGGACCTTGTCCGGCGTTTTCAATAAATTCATAACGGGTATTTTGACGCCGTTGATCGACGGGTTCGTCAAAATTACCGAATTGGTCACGGGCGGATTGATTTCTGTTTTGTCTGCGTTGGGCGTGACAACCGAAAAGACGGCGCAAAGATTCGGTGAAATAACTGAAGCCCTGGACGATTTAGAAGATGCGCAAAGGAATTCAGCCATCGCAACGGCCGAAGCAAATCGCAAATTGCAAGATGCGCGCGAAATTGCCGCCGATTCAAATCTACCGATCAAAGATCGGATCGCCGCATTGAAAGAGGCGGCCAGGATTGAAAAAGAGGAATCATTAAAGGTGATCGAGATCAACCAAACGAAAGCCAGGTTGACAATGGAAGCAATGGCAATGGAAATGGGCGCGCGCGGTGATTTGATTGCAAAAATCCGCGAAGGTTCAATCGAACAATTGAAGGCGGCCCGTTTGGAATTGCAGAACATGAAAAATGTCGACAAAGAAAAATTGTCGGCAATTGACAACATGATCATTGCCGCGGAAAATGAAGCCGCGTCAATGGCGAAGATTTCCAAAAAAACACAATCGCAAATCACATCGATTGAGAAAGAGGAAAGGGACAAACGTGTTGAAGCGGCGCGTAAAGAGGCAGAAAGGAAACAAAAGATTTTAGAAGAAGAAGAAGCGCACCGCAAATTGATTGCCAAAATCGAATATGAAACCAGGAAAGAGATTGAGGAAAACCGGTTACGTTTAGCAGCCGAAGCCAGGGAGCAAGAGAAAAAACAATTAGAGGCGGACAATGCCGAAATGGAAAGGTTGTTTAAAGAGGAAAACGACCGATTGAATAAAGAGATTGAAAAGAAAAATGAAATTGCGAAAAAGGAAAAAGAGGCGGCCGATGCGGTTTTGTTATTGGAACAACAAAAGCGCGACACATACAAAGTAACCGGCGAAGCATTGGGCGCATTGTCCGATGTTGTCGGAAAACAAACCATTGCCGGCAAAGCGTTGGCCGTTTCGCAAGCGTTGATCAATACATATTTGGGCGTCACCGAAGTATTGCGGAATAAAACAATAATTCCGGAACCATTCGGAACGATTCAAAAGGTTGCATCGGTTGCCACAATTTTGGCGTCTGGGTTCAGCGCGGTGAAAAATATAACCAAAACGCAAGTTCCCGGAGGTGGGGGCGGTGGGGCCGCAACGCCTTCGATGGGTGAGGTTGCCGCACCGGTAACGCCGCAAGCGACCGCAACAACATTGTCAGCATCGACAATTCAAAACATTGGCAATGCGGCTGCCGGTGGGGTGAATCGCGCGTATGTTTTGGATTCCGACGTCCGCAATATGGATGAAAGAAATTCCCGTTTACAAAGGGCCGCCCGTTTAGGATAAAACAATAAAAAATAATATGATGAAAAAATTACCCGTTTATGAAATGTTGATTTCCGATGATCCCGAATCGGATTTGGAAGTCGATTTCATTGCATTGGTCGACCGCCCGGCGATCAAAAAAGATTTCGTAAAGTTCAGCGAAGATTTTGTCGAACCGGCAAAAGGCGAACGCGAAACCGATTTCATTCCGCGTTGCATTTCATATGTTGTCAGCGAAGGGAAGGACGTCGGACAAGCGGCCGCGATTTGTAATTCCATTTGGGAACAACATTTCGCAGAAGCGGATTCCTGGAACGACTATCCCGAAGCGGCCGTCAACAATGCAAAACGTGCGTTGAAATGGGCAGATGAAAACGGATGGGGTGAATGTGGCGAACAAACCGGAAAGGTTCGGGCGAATCAAATCGCAAATAAAGAAAAATTGACGCGTGAGACAATTGCCAGGATTAGCGGATTCCGTCGCCATCAACAAAACAAAGATGTTCCATATTCCGAAGGATGCGGCGGCCTTATGTGGGACGCATGGGGTGGCGAAGCGATGATCGATTGGGCCGAAAGGAAATTGAAACAAATCGATCGTCAATCGTTCAAAATCCAGGACGAGGAAAAGCGAATCATATCCGGCCCGTTGATGATCGCAAATCAACGCATTTACCGGAACGATCCGGAGTTGGGAGAATATGAAGTTTATTTTTCACCGGAAACGATTAAGAAAATCGCGATCAAATTAGCCAAAAAAGGATTTCACAATAACGTCAATTTGATGCACAATTCCGACATGAAGATTCCAGGCGTTACATTGTTTGAGGTTTTTCAATCGGATAAGGAAAGGGGAATCCGCGCAATGAAAGGATTTGAAGATTTGCCCGATGGAACTTTATTCGGGTCGATGTTTGTCGAAAATGATGTCGCCTGGAAATTGGTAAAGGATGGAATGGTTAAAGGCTTCAGCGTCGAAGGTAATTTCGGAATGAAAAAGAAAGATCAATACGATGAGCAATTCGAAAAAATAGTTAAGATCTTAAATGAAACAATATTTTAAATAATACCACAAACAAAAAAGAATTACCACATGACACCACGCGAAGCAGTCGAAACAATCAGAACAATGATATTCGGCGACGTAGTAAAGCCGGAACCGGTATTGCCAGCGTCCGGAGTTGTTGCGCCAAAAGTTGCGCCCGAATCCGGCGTTGAATCGAAGTTCGAAGATTACAAATTGAAATCCGGCGCGGTTGTTTCCATCGACAAATTGGAAGTTGGCGGGTCCGTTGTATTGAACGGCGAACCGGCTCCCGATGGCGAACATGAATTGGAAGATGGAAGCAAAATCGTAGTTGCCGGTGGATTGATCACCGAAGTAAAGAAAGCCGAAGTTCCGCCCGTTGTTGAGGTTGAAGTAGAAGCAATGAAAAAATTGCCCGGTAAGTTCAGCGAAATGGAACAAGTATTCGCGGCCGCGAAAACTGACATCGACGAACTGAAGCAAACAATCGCCGATCAAAAAAGCACTATTGAAAAACAATCCGAAACATTAAAGCAAATGTTTCATTTGGTTGAAACCATCGCGAATTCATCCATTCAACAACCGACAGAAAAGGTAAAATCTTTCGAGGAAATGTCACCATTGGAAAAATTCCGCGCACAAAAAAACTTTTAATCAATGGCATTGAAAATTAAAGACGGCGTTGAAATTTGGGCCTATGGTCCGAAGTCAAATCCGTTCACATCGGAATCGAATTTGAGCCAGGAACAATTGGAGCATTTGAAACAAAGGTTCCCGGAGGAAATCGAGGAAGTAAAAGAAACAAAATCTTCAAAAACTAAAAATCAATAACAATGGCAATTTCAGCAACAATCGTCGACATACGCGGTAAAGCATATGAACCCGTATTAGAGGAACTTTTATTCGAAAATAAAACCATTTCCGAAGGATTGGTTTCTTTCGAAAGCGATGTAAAGAACGAAACAATCTTCACCGAAAACGTTAACGCCGTAACTTTGCAAGCGTTTTCAAGTGGCGCGCCAACAAGCCAGGGTACCTTTACTTTGACTGACACCGCGGTGACACCTACAAAGGTGATGTATTATCATGAGTTCGATCCGAATTCCCTTCGCCCTTCACGTTTCAAGCGTAGCATGAAACCCGGCGCATGGGAAATGATGTCAACCGAATTCGAAAGAACAGTTTTGGCCGCCTATGGTAAAGAGGTTTCACTCGATGCTGAATCAAAATGGTGGACCGGTATTGCATCCGCAACCAAAACCGCAATTGCCGGCCTTACACCTGGCACCGCACAAAACCAGGTTGGCGCAGCAGAACAAACATGGGCAGCCGCACAAACCGCAACCCAATTCGACGGCGTTGTTGCGAAAATGATCTACAACAACGGCGCATTGGGAACCAGGGTTAAAGTTGCCGGAACAACCATTTCAAGCACAAACATCAACACCGAATACGGCAAAGTTTACGCCGCGATTCCGGCCGTTGTTTTGGCTCAAAATGAAAAGCCTTTTCTTTACGCACCTTATAGCCACAAACAATTCATCAACATTTTCAATGTTAATGCGACCTATCGCGATTTGTTTGCGGTTGACATTAAGGCCGACAAATATTTCTACAACGGAATCGAAATCAAATTCGTTCCATTGCCCGAAAATTGCGTGATCGCCGCGTTGCCTTCAAACTTGATTTGGTGTACTGATTTGGTTGCCGACATCAACAAAATGGAGATCAACAAGATTGCCAACAACCGCGAAGATATGTTTGTGAAACACATTTTCACAATCGCCGCACACGTTGCAAGGCAAGCGAACAACGTACTTTATTTGGGTTAATTTATTCAATAACGGGGCCGGAAATATCCGGCCCTAACTTAAAATTTTAATACTATGCCGTGTAGTTTAACACAAGGTTACAACCTAGATTGTCGTTATAGTTTCGGCGGCGTGAAGGAATTGTATGTTATTGAATACGAAAATGTCACCGCCATAACTGAAACCGCCGGAGTTATTTCCGCGATCACAAAGGCCGCAACAAAGACATTCAAAAAGTACAATTTGATCGCGCACACCGCTGAAGCCGACGAGGCATTTGCCGGGAATAGAGAAATGGGAACATTGACAAACAAACAAACAATCAAATTCCCCATCAATAAAATGACAACCTCCGTTCGCAATGAATTGTTGTTGTTGGCTCAAAATCGTTTGATCTTCGTTTTCGTTGACGAAAACGGAACGGGTTGGATGTATGGCCGTGATTATGGTTTAATGATGGATACATCCGCAAACAAGACCGGCAAACTTTTGGCCGATCGTAACGGGTACGAATTGGTTTTCAGCGGTGACGAAAAGAATTTGGCTTATGAAGTCAATTCAACCGCCTTGGGAACTTTGACAACATAATTTCATGTTGTGGGTTACACATGATTCCATGAGGGGCCGCCAATATTATGGCGGCCTTTTTTTTAAACAAACGTCTATTTTTTGCCACATAGTTACATGATCGTTTACACTATTGGGCAACAATCGGAAACAATTGTAACGTTGAATGAATCAACGACAATTACGAATCCGTATTATTTGTTCATATTCGAAAACGTATCAACAAAGGTTCAATATAAGATCATTGTAAATTCCGCGTCCGATACAAGTGAATTCCCGGAACGCGCCAACATATACACATTTAACACAATTACTTTATTCGCAACCGCGCAAGCCGGACAATATTCATATGAAGTTTATGAACAGAGTTCAGCCGTCAATCTTGATCCAACGGGGTTGAATTTGGTTGAATGCGGCAAAATGAAATTGAATCCGGCGGCCAATATAACAAAGGAAGGATATGAACCCGAAACGACATATAAAGGTTACGCCGGATAAAACCGACGGGGACATTTTGGAAATTGGATCAATGGAATTCGCGGATTCCAGGATTCCCATTATGGAAAAAAAACGGGGATTGAGTTATGTTCCATTCGGGGACCGGAACGATTATCCGGGGTATTTACTTTGGCTTTACAATAAGTCAGCGAAACACAACGCGATCATCAACGGAAAGTGCGTTTATATTTTGGGCAATGGGTTGACAACCGATTCCGAAGCCGGAAAGATATTTTTGCAAAAGGCCAATGAGAAACAATCATGGGACCAATTGATGAAAATCGCATGTTTGGATATTGAGAATTACGGCGGTTGTTATTTCCAGGTTATCCCAAAACTTGCCGGCGGTTACAACATTTATCATATGTCATATGATAGAATCCGGACCAATGAGGCGAACGATTGTTTTTACTATCGTAAAAAATGGCAGAATACATGGGAACAACCGGAAGCCGAATATCCGGCGTTTCATCCTGGATGCACAACAACATCGATATTTTATTTTAAGGAATACCGATGCGGGAAAAATCCGTATGCGTTGCCTTCATGGGTTGCCGCGTGCAATTGGGTTGAATCCGACATCGAGGTTTCACGTCACACATTGACAAATGCTAAAACCGGTTTCAGCGCGTCGAAGTTTATCAATTTTTACAACGGCGAACCCGAAGAGGATAAAAAACGAAAGATCACGGCCAGGTTAGAAAATGCCGCGACCGGTGCCGAAGGGAAAAAACTTTTGATCGCGTTCAACAACGATCCGTTGAAAAAACCCACAATCGATGATTTGGGTCAATCGGATTTGACAAAAGAGGATTTCACAACGATCGACAATTTGATCACGAATAACATATTCAGCGGTCATAATATCACGCATCCTTTACTTTTCGGTATTCAGCAAGAGGGTAAATTAGGGAACGCAACCGAATTGAAAACATCATATGAAATTTTTAAAAATACCTATGTCACCCATAAGCAAAAGCAAATTGAGGAAATAGTCGGGTATTTTTCAAGCGTTGCAAATATCGACGCCGAATATAAATTGAAGGATGTTGAACCCGTGGGAATGGAACTTGATCCGGTGCAGTTTAAGGAACTTTTGCCGAAGGAATGGATATTGGAAAAATTCGGCATTGATCCGGCGAAATATGGCATTGCACCGGTGGCGGTGGCAAGTCAGCCGGAACAATTGGGAAATGAAACATTGGTGAAATTGTCCGGACGCCAACAACAAAACCTTTTAAGGATCGTTCGTTTATTCAGCCAGGGCAAGTTAACAAAGGGACAAGCGTCGATCCAATTGTCAGCGTATGGATTTACAAACGAACAAATCAATCAATATTTGGGCGTCGATGAAAACCCAATGACGAACGATCAGCAATTCAGCGATGATTCCGACGAGTTCATCGCGGACATGTTCGCGGAATATGGCGAAGATCGCGAAACCTATAACATCATAAAATCCGAAGTTTATATCGGCCAGGACGACGATTTCAAAATGTCATTCGCGGCCGTTACCGAATTCACCGAAAGGGAATCGAAGGTCATGGAGTTGTTAAAAAAACAACCGGATTTATCCAATGATCAAATTGCCGAAGCGTTGAAATATGAAAAGGATGTTGTGAATGCGATCGTCGAAAAACTTACCGAAAGCAAAGTAATCGAACCAATCGTCAAAGGCGGAATTACAATTCGTAAAATCACGGAAAGATTACCGGCGCAAACATTGCCCGAAATCAAAGTCATGTACACATACGAAAAAAGGTCCGATGTTGCCGGTCCGGAGTTGATCCCGACATCGCGTCCGTTTTGCGTTAAAATGGTAGGGTTAAGCAAAACCAGGATGTTCAGCCGTGAAGATATTCAAAAACTTTCCGAACGTTTAGGATATTCAGTATTCAAACGCGCCGGCGGTTTTTGGAACAATGACGGGACAATCGAGTTTCAATGTCGTCATGGTTGGATGAAACATGTAGTAATTAAGAAAAAATAAAACAATGCCTACAATAACATATTTCATATTGCCGTCCGTTGTAAAGGAAAGGATGTCGCTACATGACAACGTCGACGACAAATTAATTTACCCGGAAATTAAGGCCGTCCAGGATATGTACATCATGCCTTTATTGGGATCAACTTTGTTCAATAAAATATTGACGGACATTTCAAACAATACATTGTCCGGCAATTACAAAACATTGGTCGATGATTATTTGGTCGAATGTTGTTGCAATTACGTTATGGCTGAATTGCCGGAAGGATTGAACTATCAATATTGGAATAAAGGCGTTTCGCAAAAAACTGTTGACAATGCAACACAACCGACAATGTCGGAAATGTATTCCATTGTCGCAAAATATAAAAGCCGCGCGGAACACTATGCGAAACGCGCCCGTTTATATTTGATCGAATACGCCGACAATTATTTTCCGGAATATTTGAATTTTGTTTCCGGCGTTGACGTTGTTCATCCGGAACGCGTTTCTTATTCGTCGCCTATTTATTTGGGCGATGAAACGGAAATTCCGCGCGATGATTATTCGTTGAATAAACGTCCGCCGGCCGGTTACAATTCGAATGATCCTTATTACATTTGATATGCCGAAAAACACATCAAAAAAAAATGAAAATAAATTGCGCCTTTTTTTAGCGCAACAAGAAAAAAAGAATGACGTTAAAACAAGTCATACAAAGATTAAGGGAGTTAGCGGAAAGCCATAAACAAATCAACCATTTTTTCATCGGTGGATTCGA